AGCATTATGTGAGGCCACATTTTTGTAAATTTTACATTAAAGACTTAGCAAAGTATAGTAAATACTCGCCTTTTTTAGAAAACGGTAAATATTCTATTGTTAAATGGAGACAAGGGTGTTGGAAAGGAGATGAAGAGATTTCATATCACCTTACTGATGGTCTTGGTAAAGGGTATTCACAAAAAGGAATTGCTTGGATTAAACATATTTCTAATAAAGAGAATATCAATATCACTCACGCTGAAAATGGTGGAGAGTTTAGAGTTGAGTTAGGAGATAACAAATACTTCTTGCTAGACGGATATTGTGAAGAAACTAATACTGCTTATGAGTTTCATGGAGATATTTTTCATGGTAATCCTAGAATCTTCTCGGAAGAAGAGAAACCGAACCCTTATTCCGATTTAACTGCAAAGCAACTTTTTGATAAAACAATGAGTAAAGAAAAAACACTTAAAAGTATGGGATTTAATGTCATCTCTATTTGGGAAGATGAATGGGATGAACTAATAAGAAGGTGAAAATAATGTTATGGACAGAAAAATATAGACCAAAGAAATTAAATGAAGTAATTGGACAAGAACACTTTGTATCTGATGCAAGAGGTTGGGTTGAAGAAAATAACATGCCTAATATTTTATTATACGGAAATCCTGGAAATGGTAAAACAGGAGCAGGATTAGTTATTGGAAGAGAACTCTTAGGAGATTCTTTCCAAGATAATTTTGTTGAAGTGAATGCTTCGGATGATAGACGATTAGAGAATGTGAGAACAACAATTAAAAATATTGCTCAAAGCGGAACAATAGGTGATGCTCCATTTAGAATTGTATTATTAGATGAAATGGATGGTATGACAACCGATGCCCAAAACGCACTAAAGCGTATCATGGAACGGTATGCGAGTAATGTTCGTTTTATTATTACCTGCAACGATAGAAATAAGATTATCTTTGCATTACAAAGCCGTTGTGCAAATTATCATTTTAAGCCTCTCTCTAATGAGGCTGTCTTAGAAGTATTGACTTCAATTCTCAAGGCTGAAGAAATAACTCGATTCTCCCAAGATGAATTGGACTCCTTTATATATGCTATGAATGGTGATATGCGGAGGGCGATTACGGAACTTCAAGCGGCAAAAGCCAGCAATTCCACCCTTAAAACGCAAATTGACGCAGGATTAAATGAATATAAAAAATTGTTAATGAAAATTGTTAATAAAGATAACTTCGCATTAAGCACAATACATGATTTCTTACATAACGGATTTACTATCCGTGAAATCTGTATTGGCTTACACGATGCAGTTATTCAAACCGAATTAGAAAGTAATATCAAATTCAAAATTTTAAGAACCATAGGAGAAAGCGAATGGCGTTCAACCACTATGACTCCAAAGGTTTTAGCATCTTGGCTAGTAAGCCAACTATCATAGATTTGAACAAAGAAAAAAAATAAAATATGGAAGTGAAGAACATGGACGAAAACATGAAAACAGAAATTGAAAAAGGCGCACAGGCTATTGGCTTGAGCGTTGAAGAAGCGAAGAACAAGTTTGAAGAGATTTGTTCCGAAAACAGCATTGAAACAACAAACCCCATCTCCAAAGGTCTTTGGAGAAACTTTGTTGCGAATGTGAAGAGAACACAAAATAGCGATGGTGCTGAACAGAAAGATAACGATTCTTTCTACAAAGCAGCCTTTGGTTTCTTTGTATCATTAGATGCCCCAAGAGATATGATGGCTTGGAACAGAATGAAAGCAAAAGAAGAGTTTATGCGTGATGCGGATAATGCTCTTGAACAAGGAGTTGTTGCTATTGCTTCACAGAATGCTCTTGGTAAGTGGGTTGTTTCTCGCTATCACAACGGAGAATACAACGAAAAGACCATTTCCACGCTTCCTTCGGGAGCAGAAGAAACAGAAGATGGTCGTTTCTTTATCCCATTGGATAACACCGCCACCTATATGAATGGTGGTAAAAACAATAATTACGGTAAGCCTCTTCCAGCAGAACAAATGCGACGAAGTGGTGTTTTCTTTGGTTCTATTGGAACAGGAGATATGAAGCCGTATTACTTCTCTTACAAGAATCAAGGAGGAGTAGACTTTGCACCAAATACTTTTGAATGGGTGCATTTCCTTTGTGTTGCTAATGATAATGGAACAGACCTTTATGGGGCTAAAGACTTGACTTTCAATAGTCTTTCCCTTAACTCGGAAATGAATCCCGATAATGAACTTTATCGTGATATGAGTTCTTTTGACTTTGAGTTTTGTCTGCGAGAAAACTTTGAATCGCATCTTGTTCCTCTTGTTGATATGGACAAAGCACATATTGAACGCCAAGCACTTCCTTCAAAGGAACGCTATGTTATTACCGATGGAACGGTGTGTAATATGAACATGACACCAACAAAGAACGGTAATAGAATCATCAATCTAACTGATTTGAATGCAGAAATGGATTATGATTCCAATGAATCAGGTATTACTACCTGCTGGATTCCTGAGCATTTGTCTCTTGATTTCGGTATTGGTTCTACTGTTATTGTTGTTGGACGAACAAGCCAAAGAACAACAGATGAAGGAGTTGAACCAACAACAATCAATGTTGCTGGTCTTTACTGCACAGTTCGTCATGGTTCAGCAATTGAAGTTTCTGTTCCTGTTGAAGAGGACTTTGACTGGTTTTGAATAAACCACCTATTGTGTAGCCGTTGGCGTTAATGACGGTCATAGAGGTGCGAAGCCTCTATTTTTAAAAAAGGTGAAAAAATATGGAATACATTTACATTAGTAATTTTAATTCAGCGTTTATCGCTGAAAAATTTGTTATTAAGTCAGGTAGTTGGATAATTGATTTAAAAGATGTTCAGTTTATGACTTACCGACTTAATGAAAGAGACGAAACTTCTTATCTTATCAACTTCCACATTGGAAGTAAAGAAACCAAAATTATGGTTGATGATATAGATTCTGTCAAACAATTATTTAATTGTTGGACAGAGGCTAAAGGATTAGAAGTAGATTTTGAAAAAGAAGATATTAAAGGAGAAGTGAAAAAATGGGATTAACTAGCAATAAAAATACAAAAGCATTAGATGAAGGAATGGAGCAAAACGCAAGAGTCGCTGCATTTAAGAATAAGTTAGCGAAACAAACAGAAGGACGATTGGCTAGAAATAATCGTCTTATTTGTGGTGTTTGGGGAGAACCGAAGACAGTTAAAAGCGGTTTGGCTCTTGATTTTCCAAACAAACAAATCTATGTTTTAGATTGGGATGATGGTTGCGAACCAACTTGGAGACAAAACCATGAAATGACTGATAGGATTACTCTTTGGAATCCTGAAGTCCGAAACAAAAATGGTGAATTGGATATTCAAAAGTCGGAAGCAAACTCAGAAGACTTTGTTTTATTTGTTAAATCAAAGATTGAAGAAGGAGAAGATTGTCTTTTTGTTTTTGACGGCGTAGATAAATGGCTTGATTGTTGCACATTAAATGTGACTGGCTCTTCAAAGATTGGAAAACCACAAAAGATGAAATTTGAATGGGGTAAAAGAAATGCACCGTTCTATTCTCTTTTGATGATGTGTAAGAATCTTAATTGCGACCAAATCTACATTACGCATTCAAAGGCTGATTATGGAGCAACTGGCGAAGTAATTGGTTCTAAACCAAACTGGCATAACTGGGGTGATTACCTGTATCAAATTATTACTACGAGAAGAACACGCAAAAAGAATGATGTTGTCTATAAGGCTGAATTACTTAGCAGTAAGACTAACACAGAATTAGTGGGTAAGTCTTGGGAAACATTAACTGTTGGTGGCGGTAAAGTTTCTTGGACTGGTATTCCTGAATTGCGTGAGGGATTAATTTGAAGTTCACTATTGATAGTGATACCCTAAAGAAAGCATTAGAAAGCGTTCAAGTAAAAGGCAAAGGAACAACTAATAGTGGGTTTGGCTCAACTAACTTTGGGACTTATGCCTATTTGGTAGCCGATACTGCTTCCATTGAAATTTGGAATGGGAATGCTACCTTTTGTGTTAAAATTAATCTTGATGCCGAGGTTGAAGAACAAGGCAGGGTTTGTTTTGATAGCGCAACTGTTATCCCCTATTTGAAAAACTTTGGTGGTGAAGATGTTGTTTTTACCGTTGGTGATTTTATTGTTATCAATTGCGGAACAAAGAAGGCTTCTATTCCTTTGGTAGTCAATCATCCAAACGCTGATGCCATCGCAAGAATCCAAAACATGTTGAATCCGGTTTCATATGAGATTCAACCGCAGACTCTTTTCAACTTTGGCAAATCTAAGTTCGAGGGAGCATTTACCCTTACGCAACGACAGTTGCAGGATGCAATTAAAGCCTGTGAGTTAGTTAAAAGCGGAGTTTATAAATTTGATTTCAATAATGGAGTGTTGAATATTTCAACACGCCAAAATGTTACAAACAAATATGAAGAAGCAATAACTCCTGCTTTTCCTACGGGAGAACCTGCTACGATAGAGTTCAGTTCACCAATCTATGCTTTCTTTGAGAAAGACCAGATGTTGAACTTTTATGTAAAGGATGATTTTCCGCTTTTAGTAGTAGCAAATGATAGAATACTGTTAAAAGCACCGCACATTTCGGGGTGAATAATAATGATAATTAGTAGAATGAATGATGGAAATAGAATATATAAATCTTGGAGAGAAAACGGAGAGAAGAAACATGAGATTGTTCCCTTTCGCCCTTACTTTTATGTTAAAGAAGATAGTGCAGAACCACTTGAATATAGACCGACTAAATATCTTAGTCGGGAGTTTGAGTATATTCGTGGTGATTGGGTTAATCTTAACAATGAACCCTTAAAGAAAGTAATTGTCGAGACTTCTCACGATATGCGAAAAGCAAAGGATATGTTCGGTGAAACCTATGAAGCCGATGTTCCTTTTCACTTTCGGTACTGTGTAGATGAATTACATGAAATGCCTGAATATAAGATGCGTAAATGGTATTGGGATATGGAATGGGCGCAAGGTGGAGAACACCATGATAAGATTACTACTATTGTTGTTTATGATAATTACGATGAAAAGTATTACCAATGGGCGTGGTTTCCTAATTATGAAGGAGAAGAGTATTTATTTTTTGATAATGAAAAAGAAATGCTTGAGTCTTTTATGCGAACTATGATTGTAAAAGACCCCGATATGCTTATTGCATGGTTCGGGCATTTTGCAGATATTCCTAAGTTATTAGAAAGAGCCTGTGCAGTTGGTCTTAATCCATGCATTATGTCTCCTACTGGTTTCGTTAAAGGAATCAAGAAGATAAAAGATGGATATGAATTCAAGTATGCTGAAAAGGGATTCAGTCCTATTGAGCAACCTATTAATGGAAGAATTACTTTATCTTTAGATTTAGCATTTGAGAGACAATGGAATGATTCTCAAAGAGGAACGCTACCTTCAATGTCTT